GGCGAAGCTCGCCTGGATGCAGAGAGACAAGAGAGGCAAGCCGGGACCGACGGTCGACGCCGATTCCGGTTCCGTCGAGGTGGACATCAAGGCGGCCCAGGACCGCGCCCGGCGCATCGGAGAGATCGAGAAGGATCTGCAGCGTCAACTGTTCATCCTCACCCACGAGGGCGCGGATCGTATCCGGGCCGAGTACGAACGCCTGGTCGCCGAAATGCAGACTCTGATCGCGCCGGATGCCAGCAATCTGGAGAAGGTCGGCGAGATCATGGCGCAGGCCGCCGCCGTGCGCGATGCCAGGCTCGCCCAACTGGCGGCGCAAGAGCAGGAGGCGGCGCGGCGACGCGCCGATGCCAATCGCAAGATCGTCGATGGCTTGCGAGCGGAACGCGACGAACTGGCGATGACCGATCGCGCGCACTTCGTTTCCCAGGCCTTGCGGCGTCTGTCGGCGGACGCGACCGTCGAGCAGCGCCGCCAGGTGCGAGAACTGGCCGGAGCCCTGTTCGACGAGCAGCAGGCCATCGAGGCAAGGAACAGGGCCGAGGAGGATGCGGCCAAGCTAAAGGAAAGAGGCCGCGCCCTTACTGAAAGCCTCCGCACGGCGGAGGAGGCCTACAAGGCCGAGCTCGCGGAGCTGAACCGGCTGCTGAATGAGGGCGCGATCAGTCAGGAGACCTTCGCCCGGGCCACGGAAGATGCATACGATCGCATGCTGAGCGCCAGTCGGGAGTGGTCAGCCGGCGTCACCCGGGCGTTGCGTGATTACGGCAAAGAGGCTGGCGATGCGGCGAGACAATTCGAGGATGTCACGTCGAGCGCCCTGAAGGCCTCCGAGGACGCCTGGGTAGAGTGGGCCCGGACCGGCAAGCTGTCGGTCGCGGACTTCTTCTCGACGCTGGAGGAAGCCGCGCTCCGGGCCGCCTGGCGGCTTCTGATCTTCAAGCCCATGGAGAGTTTTCTCGAGGGGCTGATCGGCAGCATCAGTTTCGACTTCTTCGGATCGTCGAGCCTGACGGCGCCCAATAACGGCGCTGGCCTGGCGCCCCAGTATCGGAGCACCGCATTCGCCCATGGTGGTGGCGTGGTCGGAGTAACGCCGCTTGCTCACCGCCCTGTCGATCCAGCGGTATTCGAGAACGCTCCTCGATTCCATTCCGGCGGCCTTGTGAGCGGCGATGTCCCAGTCATCGCCAGACAGGGCGAGGTGATCGGCTGGCCCGAGCAGATGCGCGAGGCCTTCGGGTCCGAGGTCGTGGTCCAGGTGATCGACCAGCGAACCAATGGCGCCAAACCGGAAGTAACCAGTGAACGGGGCCCTGACGGCCGACGGATTGTCCGTGTGCTGATCCGAGATGAAGTCAATCGCGGCATCGCACAAGGTGCCTTCGACCAGGCACTGGGTAGTGCGTTCGGCATCAACCGGCGGGGCGTTCCCCGATGACCAACCCCGTATGGCCGGCATCGCTGCCGCAGGAGCCACTGGCGCAGGGGTTCAGCGAGCAGGCGCCGAACACGGTGATTCGTTCGCAAATGGAAGCAGGGCCGCCCAAGGTGCGCCGGCGCTTCACGGCAGGCGTTCGGAGCATCGAGTGCCAGGTGCGCCTGACGCCGGCCCAGGTCGACACCCTGGATTCCTTTTTCGGCTCGACCGTCGCCGGTGGCGCGCTTCCGTTCGACTGGAAGCATCCACGAAACAGCACAGCCGTGACCTTCCGGTTCGTCGAGCCGCCAAGCTACACGCCCATCGCAAGGGGCACGCTGTGGCAAGCGACCTTGCGCCTGGAGATTTTGCCGTGAGCCGAAGTTTGTCTCTCGCCGCGCGCCAGGCGGTGAACGCGCAGGAAACCGAGGAGGTCTTTCTTCTATTGCTGACGCTTGACCACGAGGACCTCGCGGTGCCCATCCGAGTGGTCAACAACACGGAAGATGTGGTCAGTCGCGGCGATACTTACATCGCCTATCCCTTCGAGATCGCGCTTCCCGACGAGGACCCGGAGAGCGTCGCCCGGGTCACGCTCCGTATCGACAACGTCGACCGGGAGATCGTGAAGAACCTGCGGGAGATCTCCTCGCCGCTCTCAGTCGGCCTCGAGGTGGTCATGGCCGCTTCGCCCGACACGGTGGAGGCGGGACCGTTCAACATGACCCTGGTCTCCGCCGAGTACGACGCGCTCACCGTCACCGGCGAGCTCGCTTTCGAGGACGTGCTCAACGAGCCGTTTCCGGGGCACAGCTACGTGCCGAGCGAATATCCGGGCCTCTTCTGATGATGCCCGACTGGGTTGCCGACTATGTCGGCCTACCGTTCCGCGCGCATGGCCGGGACCGGTGCGGTGTCGATTGCTGGGGGCTGGTGCGCCTGGTGCTCGCCGATCAATTCGGTACGCGACTGCCGTCCTACGCCGGCGGTTACGCCTCCGTCGAGGACGCCGAGGACATCGGCCGCCTGATCCGGGGCGAGATGGGCCCATGGCGCGAGGTCGCCCCCGGTGAGGAGCGGCCGGGCGACGTGGCGCTCATGCGCCTCATGAACCAGCCCATGCATGTGGGCGTTGTCGTCGCTCCCGGCTGGATGCTGCATATCGAGGATGGGATCGACGCCTGTCTTGAACCTTATGACGGCGCCAAGTGGCGTCGCCGTGTCCTGGGACTCTATCGCCATGACGGTTGACGGAAACGCTCTACGGCTGATCGCCTGCCCGCGCCCGTTTTCGCACCTGCGCATCGACCGGGCCGTGCCTGTGGGCGGCTCGATCACCGACATCATGGACACGCTCGGCCTCGATCCGATCCTCGTGGCCCACGCCCATGTCTGGATTACCGACGGGGCAATGACCACCGATCCGGTCATGGTGCCGCGCGATCGTTGGGCGCGTGTGCGTCCCAAGGCCGGCGCCGTGGTCACCTTGCGCGTCGCGCCGGGCAAGGGTGGCGGGGGCGGCAAGAACCCGCTTCGCACCATCCTGACCATCGCCGTGGTCGCCGCCGCCTTCGTGCTGGGGCCAGCCGTCGGCGCGGCCATGGGGCTGCCGACCGAAGCGGTGATCTTCGGCCAGACCATCAACCTGGCCTCGGCCATCGGTGGCGCCGCGATCACGCTCGTTGGCAACCTGATCGTCAATGCCATCGCGCCGCCGCCCAGACCGAAGCTCGCCGAACTCTCGGTCGGCGGGCCGCAGAGCCGCACCAGCCCGACGCTCGCCATCACCGGGACGCAGAACCGTGCCAACCGGTACGGGCCCGTGCCGAGGGTTTACGGTCGCCACCGGGTGTTTCCTGTGCTGGCTGCCCACCCGCACACCGAGGTCGAAGGAGACGAACAGTACCTGCGCATGCTCTTCGACTTCGGCTACGGGCCGCTGGAGCTCTCGGATCTCCGCATCGGCGCCATCCCGCTGGCCCAGTTCGAGGGCGTGGAGACGGAAATCCGGCTAGGGTACGAAAGCGATCCGCCGATCACGCTCTACACCGACACCATCCGCGAGGACCCGTACGCGCTGAAGGTGACCAGTGACGGCGGGCCGGAGGTCCTGGAGACCCGCGACGGCGCCGACGAGATCATCGCCGACATCACCTTCCGCGGGCTGGTCCGCTTCGACGACAGTGGCAACCGGCAGGACCGGTCCGTCGAGATCAAGGTCGAGTACCGTCTTGCCGGTTCCTCAGACCCATGGACCGAGCACGCCACGTCTACTTACACGGCGGCGACCGAGCAAGTCGTGCGGAGGGGCGTGCGTATCGTGACGCCCGCGAGCGGCCGCTTCGAGGTCCGTTTCACGCGGCTGACCGCCGACAACTCATCGACCCGCATCCGCGACGATAGCTTCGTCTCGGCAATCCGAACCGTCCAGCACACCGCACCCGTGAAGGTGGCCGGCCGCTGCCTTGTCGCCATGCGCATCAAGGCGACGGACCAGCTGAACGGCATCGTCAATCAGTTTTCGGCCGTGACGCAGGCCCTTTTGCCGGTCTGGGACGGGACGCAGTGGACCGAACAGGCGACCCGCCATCCGGCCTGGGCCTATCTCGACGTGCTGCGCGGGGCGGCCAACAGGCGGCCGGTGGCTGACGAGCGGCTCGATCTCGACGCCTTCAAGGCCTGGGCCGATGCGACGCCCGCGTTCACCTTCGACGCAGTGATCGACTACCCGACCACCGTGTTCGAGCTGCTGCGCGACACCGCCGCCGCCGGCCGGGCCGGCTTCGGCATGCGCGACGGCAATTTCTCGATCGTGCGCGACGTGGCGCAGACGGTGCCGATCCAGCACTTCACGCCGCGTAACACGATGGGGTTCCGGGGCATCAAGGCTTTCACCCAGATCCCCCACGGCCTCAAGTGCCGCTTCGTCAATCCCGATCGCGATTGGCAGCAGGATGAGGTCATCGTCTACGCCGACGGCTACAGCGAGACGAACGCGAGCCGGTTCGAAACCCTCGAGCTGTTCGGCTGCACCAGCGCCGATCTCGCCTGGAAACACGGACGCTATCATCTGGCCGTCGGCAAGCTGCGCCCCGAGACCTACGAGATCTCCGTCGACATCGACCACCTGGTCTGCACGGCGGGCGACCTGGTCA